AAAAAAAACAAAATTTGAAATAATTTGATCCCGCCAGCAACGTATTGCTACCAACGTCATGAGTTACATTTTATCGATAATTCAGACTTTGGACGAATCAAACACATCAGAACCCCCGGCAAGGCTTGCCAACTTTACATCAGAACCCCCAGCAAGGTTTGCTAACATCACATCAGAACCCCCAGCAAGGATTGCTGCCCTCATGGGCCCTTCAGAGTGTGTGACACCACTCTGGGTCCCTACATCAGAACCCCCGGCAAGGATTGCCAACAACGCTGTCAGCCGACTCTTCGGTTTTTGTCGAGTGATTGCCGAAAGGCCCAAGACGACAGCGTGCGTCGCTGCTGTGGCGTTTCTTGTTATCAGAAACGCTCCGGCACTCAAGCGATTAGCCCTCAAGACAATTTGTAAGTTGGTCGTTGGAAGGCCAGGAGAACCTCTCTGCCGCCCAAAACCATCTGACCAGGCCATTACTGGAGCACCCGTGGACAAGCTCAGGGTGAAACCAGGGAAGCCTCATGCCAACGCTGAGGCGCGTAGACGTGTTGGAAACTCAATGTGCCACAGTATTGTCCGCGTCCTCGGCCGGTCTCCGTACTTCGTCTCCATGTCATCTTCAGAGTTGGCCAGGGGAGAGGTGGGGACCCGCCAAATTAGAGACGCTAAGGACGCGTCCAAACACTTCGGGACCCGGAGTGATCCAGTTGATGAACACCACTGTGTCGTCCTAATCGACGTCGACTTTCACATGACGAGGGGCGAGATAGCACACTACGCGGCACTTGGTGTGCCTATAGTGATGTACACCTTTAACCCCTCCAGCCCTTCTTTCATGTCAGATGAGATCAACGCTCAGTACTCCGGCGACAGCTTCAAATTCAGAGGTCCCGCGTTTGAGGCGACCCACGAGCTATGGGACTGGTCCTGCGACATCGTGGCCCTGCCCGACTTCAGCATTCGCGGCTTCACTCTGACTTTCTGTAAGGTCAGGACCAGAGACCTGGGTTCCAGCCGGGCCGTGGTCTTACTCACTCCCCTGAGTCGGAAGACAGGAGTGTCTGCACTCATCGAGTGGTGGTGTTGCGCCCACCCAACATTGGAGCGGTACCAGCCTGAAGCCCGGCCAGGACTTGATGGCAAGACCATCATCTACGGTTCCACTGCCTTTGGTGATAACGGCCCCGAACTCAGACTGAGCTGTGAAGGCTCCGGCGTCACCAGCACGTACCCGAGTCGTGTCGTAGCAATAGCCAATGCCTTGAACACCGCCAACCGGAAACTCACCCAAGGAAATCTCTCGACCTCGGTCGCCCAGGCCAGAATAGATGGTCTCTTCCTGACAGCTGACGAGTACGACCTGCTGGCCGTCTGGGCATCAAACGGAGCATGTTCCGTCAGCACTCTCGGAACAGCGTGGCGCCCGTGTTCCCTCACCTACGTCGTGCCCAATCCCAAGGCCCAGAGCGTGAGAAAACCCGTGGCGGTGCGAACGGTTATGGCGGCCATAGTGCCGGGAGAGAGGATAGCTCTCCTGCATAGTGCTGAGACGAAAGAGGACTCAGCCATACGCAGAGTTCTTGCGCCTGCAGCCAACACTGCCGACCGACCCATGGATTCCTGGCTCTTGTCAATTATGGGAGAATTTGTGGAACACATGGCCGTAGCCCGAAACATCAACGGAGACGAAACCCACCGGGGACGTCTGCATCTCCACACTTTCGAGACGGCGAGCGCTTCATGCCAACGCCCGACCCAGCGTGTCGTGAACGACCAGGGCGAGTTTGAGCTCAATGCTCCTCTCCTTGTGAAGGGTCTGACCAAGAGACCGACCTTGCGAGGCTTTCTCAAGAGGGAGGCCATCACAAAGTTCAAAGACAGTCGTCTCATCACACCTGTGGACGCAGTCACGCGTAGTGCCGCCATGAGAATAGCCCACACTCTCTCCACCCATTGCAAGAAACTTCACTGGTACGTGTTCGGAAGGAAACCACGGGACTGGGCGCAGCTCCTGGCCTCTAAGGCATTTGGGTCTCTGCATGCCCACGAGACTGATGCTGGACGCATGGATGCTACGATCAACGCCTTGTGTCGACTGCTCCACCTCCTCCTCGTTCGACGGCTTTTCATGGTGAGGGACTTGGATTTCATCGAAGCTACCCTAGAGAGATGTCGGGGAAGGAGTGTGTCCCTCGGTGACGGGGTGAGGTATGAAACTCAGGAGCAGCAACTGTCTGGAGACCCGTTCACAAGTGTCTTCAACACGATCATTGCCGCCTTTGCTGAGTATCTTGCTTGGAGACACTCGGGTACTGGCTCCAAGCAAGCGTGGATGAACCTCGGCCTGCATGGAGGCGACGACGGCATTGATTTCGACCTCCCAGAGGGAGCCAACACGTGGGCGTACAAACGAATGGGCCTCACCCTCAAGGAGAAGAGAGTTGAGCGCCTACAGCCCTTCGTGTTCTTGAGTCGTATGTTTGGACCAAACGCGTGGCTATCTGCTGACCCGAGTAATGGGGCAGACCCTGAGAGGGTTCTGTCTCAGATCCACATCACGTGCGCCGCCGCCCTCACCGACACTGAAGCCATTGTGGCGAAGGGCATTTCCTATTCGTTCACAGATAGGTACTCACACGTCATAGGAGCTGTCGCCATTCGGATGGCGTCCTGCTCCCCCGAGGCCTTGCGGACTGTAATGAAGAAGGCTGCGACCAACCGAGACGTGCTCTCCTTCCACGCTCTTCAGACCCAGAAACGTGGAGGGTCATTCCAGAGTGCCGATGACGACATGCAATGGTACGAGCAACACGTCAATACACTTTTTCACGTTGACAAGATTAATGCTCTGTTGGAATGGTGTGATGAGCGAGGACCAATTTCCGACCCCCCCTCCCTGCGAGCGCCAGTCTGCAAAGAAATTATCCATCCGGAGATCCTGATGATCGGTCTCGACGGGGACGAGAGACATGTCCGTGGTGGGCCCTCCGGGCCTCTCATGCCTGATTTGACCCCACCCAAGATGAACGCCAAAGAGCTGCTTGCCACAGTGGTCGCCGAAGGGCCTGCCGACGCTATAAGAAAGTCCGCGAGGCCAGCCAGGGGCCCGATGAAGACCCGCCGGCCCAAGTGGAAACCTAGGGGCCGCGCGCGCGGTGAATCGAAACCCCGAGCCTAACACGCTCGTGACAGCCCAGACAAGCTTCTCAACTGTGTCTCCGAAAGACCTCCGGATAGCCAAGATTGTCGGCGAGTGCCCTGAGGCCATCACTCGTCCAGACTTAACAACCTGATTAACAACGACAATCCACCAAGGAAAACTTGAAAACCCACAAGATACAAATCATCAAAACATGCTTCCCCTGCCTAAGAACCGAAAATCCCGCCGTGCGCGGGGACGTAATTCAAAACAGAAAGGAATCATCGTCGACATCGCCAAAGGTGTCGAGAGTGCTTTATACGGCGCCACCGGGTCTCCCGTGTTCGCTCCCTCCAGCAAGTCCCTGCTGCAGAGACGGACCAGGAGCAGGCGTGCGCCAAGGACTGAAAGAGTCTCTGCTCCCCTGGCGAACAGTTCTGTATGGCGCAACAGCCGTCCCAGTGCTGCCGGCCAGACAATACGTATACGCCGGACCGAGCTCGTAGACGTAAACATCGGCCAGGCCGACGATCTGTTCGACGCTCAGACCATGGCCATCAATCCTGGAAACTCACTCGCTTTTCCGTGGCTGCACAACATCGCCCGTAAGTATGAAATGTTTCGCTTTCACAAGCTCTCATACACTTACCACGGCCAGTGCACGACCACGTCTGAAATGCGTGTGGCCATCGCATTTGACCCAGACTTCACGGACCCAGTGCCTGCCTCTATGGTGGAATGCCAGCAAGTTGCTGGGGCCGTTGGCTTCGCGGCCTGGACTCCGAGCGTGTCCATGAACGTCGACTCTATGTACCTTGGCGCCTCAGGCACCAATGCCAAATTTGTGCAGGAGACCGACGGTGAGTCGTCCGATTATAATCGCACTCTAGGCCATCTCCACGTGTGCACCCAAGGCTCCACTGAACAGAACGTCGGAATCCTCCAAGTTACTTATGACGTGGAGCTTTCCGTCCCACAGCTCCATGAGACCTCAGCACCCCTCTACGGACATCTCCGCAATATGGACGTGTCGACCGTTAGCACGTACTTGACAGACGCCTTCCAGCTCGGAGGCAACCTTGCCTCCCGAGGATGGTCATGGAGCGGCACCACGATCCACGTCCCAAGCTACTCATCGGGAAACTACTTTCTCGCCGCTGCTTTCAGCAGTGACAATGCTTCAGGATGTCAAGTTGCTTCGGCCAGCGCCTCTGTCACGGGCGGCGTGTCCCTCCACAACAATTTTATTGACAACTCTGGGACCGGTGACAGCAAGCTCAACAGTGGACTTGCTGACAACACCAAGGCTTCCATGCTCATCCTCGACTTTCATGTCACGGACGAGGCTGGGACTCTGAATCTCCGAACTCTCAACAGCGCCACCTCGACTACCTACATGGACCTTTTCATTTTCAGCTTCGTCAGTGGTCACACTGGCGAGCGTAAGAAGAGAGCCAAAATGTCGTCGCGTGGCCTTCCAGTTCCACCACGACTCCGCGCTGCACTGGCCCGGGCGTTCATCACAAGAAGAACCCCACCGTCGCCTGGCGTATCTTTTCCCCCCTCCGTGGTGGATCTGACTACTCCCGGCGCCCACGCAGCCCCCTTGGATGGTGTGTCTCGGGGGCCCCAAAGCCCCCGCCCACCCACCCCAAGGCCTCATCACGGGTTTGTACAGGTGCCGTCCAGCACCAGCTACTCTCACAACCCAAATGCTCAAGCCCCGAGGCGCTAAACCAGCCCCTCAACAGCTCAGCAAACATCTAGCACAGTTCTGCTAGCCCCTCTACACTCAAAGATCATGCAGTGG